TGTTCCGCCAGGCTTACGCATGTCATTTCCCATGCCAGGCATCTCAAACTTAGGCATTGGGCCACCAGTAGTGGGCTTGAACGGCTTGTTCTGACCAGGCTTTACGGGGCGACCAAACATAGGGTCGTTACTCATTTTGGACATTACTTTCCCATCCTTCGTTGTAGGGCTTCACGGCGAGCTTTCGCTTTTGCATCACGCTCAGCGTAGCCGTACTTATTGGCAATCTTACCAGTAGTAGGCATCGAACGGCCTGAACCATAGTGCTTGCTACCAGCGGCGTACTTGTTGAATCCTCCACCACCCACAGCGGGTTTTTGGAAACTATTGCGAATCGGATTCATATTTATATTCTAAACTATCTATTAGCTTAGTTGATAGCTTTCGATACGGTTTCTTTAGCATCGACATAGGTAATTAGCGAGTAGATACGCATAGGAGCTGTGGACAATGTTCCGTCCATTGAAACCGAAATCTTGAAGTTGATTTGGCGGAATCGCAGACTCTTGAGGAACTTGATGAGTCGACGACCAGGAGTAGTACCTGCTGTCGTGCGGACAGTTTCGACAGATGCTTGAGGTGTCTGCGGCTGGCTCCAAGTAAAGTTGCGTATGTTGCCCCAAGTGGTTGCTCGTACTACACTCCAGTTGATTTGAGAACTAAAGGAGATAGGGAAAGCCGTTGCAGTCAGTGTTCCTCGGAATAGGCCATCGACACCCCACCAGAACAAGCGCTTGAATTTGGCTGTGGCGCTGTAGTCAAGGTCTTTAGTCTGCATAGTGCAGACCATTGCTTCGCCGCTGGCGCTAATAACATCGGAAATAGTAAGTGTTTTAGCTAGGCGGGTGGCTCCAGTAACTGCTGTAGAACTGTGGACGTAAGCAAAGGTGTCAATGTCCTCACTCTCACGCTTCATAATCTTGCCAATAGACCCGTATACGGTGCTGTTCCACGATGTCCAAGTACGGGTAATTAGGTTGTACACAAACATTGTGTCGTAGTAAGAGAAGATAATGCGTCGATTGAACTCTGACACGACAAAAGGCATGTAGATTCCTGCTTGACTGCCAGCCTCAAACGGTACTTTGAGGTTCAACTGGGCGGCGCGTCCGTTAGTGAACTCGTAGGCACGGTCATCGTACATAAAGTAGATGTAGCTTTCAAAGACCACAACGGCTTCTTTAGATGAAAGGCCAATGCTACCAACGACCTGGGACACGGTACCTGTAGCGGGGTCATCGCTGTAGGTATAGCTCCAAATGCTTCGGCTACGGAACACCATAATTGTGTTGTAGTACACAAGAACTTGCACAATTTCTTGACCGTCACCAAAACCGATGTCAACAAAGTCTGGGGTGGCAACCCAAAAACCTGCTGGGTCTCCAAGGATATTTGAGTACCTAATTTTGGTAGGCTCGCTGGCAAATCCCGATACCCACAGTCGGTCTTTGTAGTTGACAAGAATGTTGCCCTTGGGCATATTGGTTTCGGCAGTAAAGGTTCCGTAGGTTCCGCCAGAAATCCAGTAACCGCTAGAGCCAGCACCGCCCTCGGGAGCAAGTAGGTAGGCACGTCCGTTGTATTGAGTAAACGCTGTGGCTGCAAAAGCAGTATGCCCTGCCGCAGGGTCAAAAACACTTACCCAAGCCGACCCAGTAAAGAAATAAGTGTTATTGAGGCCATTAGTGGCTAATAGGAACGGTGAGCCAGCAGTGTCGTAGTAGTAGCCAAGTAGAACAATGTTGCCTGTAGCGCCAAGAGTCAGCGTAACTGTAGTATCTACAAACGGTGGACGCGATTTGATGGAACCATCAAGGTCAAGTTCTACGTTTTGGGCTACGACAAGTTCGTTTGATGAAACAGATGCAGGGTCGCTGAAGGTATTGAGCCCACCAGTAAAGGGGCCAATAGGAATCTGCTGACCACTCAAATCAATACCACCTGTTGTCGTAAACGGTGATGGTTTCGTAGGTCATGTTCTGAGCTTGACGTTCCTCGTCAGTAAGCCCCAGCATTGAGCTTTCAAACTCTTGACGCTTGTAGTTCATCATGGATTCGTTCTCATCCATTTCGTATGCGCGACGAAGAACAAAGTTGACAACATCTGAGAAGAACTCGTCAGGAAGCGCCAAGGTGTTTCCAAGTGTCGTGAGCAAGTCAGGCATTGCTGTGTAGCGAATAAGAATTTCGCCATCAAGGTTTGGCTTGGGCCAGAAAGTAATTTCGCCAGCCCACTCGTACCAAAAAGCGGGGAATCCGTCTTCCTCGGCTAGTGGGTCGCTAGTTGAAATGGTTTCTTCAGCCTGTGCGGTTGACATGTTACCAACGCGGCGACCATCAACAAGGAGGCTTTCAATCTGGTCAATTTTTGGGCTGATGGCGGTAAGAGAGTAAGTGTTAGTACCGTTTACCAAGGGCTTAGTAGCTTTTGCTTTGAGCACCTTAGTGCTATCAGCAATGGCTTGCTGTGCCTCGTTAGTCCAACCAATGATGTCGTTGTCTACAAGTTGGACACCAGACTCGTCACCAAATAGACGCTTGACTGTGTTTGCCACGTCAGCGACTGTTTTTGTGGGATTGCTATAGCTCATCGTTCAAATGTCTTTCCGCCGTGTTTGTAGGTGTGAAGTTTGTTGTTGCCGCCTGAAAGCATGAACTCGGCAAATTCAGCCATGTCTTCAAGTTCGTCCTCACGGTTTTTCATCTCCATAAGCTTTTTGGCATCTTCCTCAGCCTGAATACGTTTGAATACGTTGTCGGCTCCGTGGCGAACGGTATCTCCCATAAACAGCCACGACAGAATCTTCTCTGGGGCGTCCATTTCTTTAGGTGTGAGGTAGCGGACGATGTACGGCGGAACCCCATCGGGGCTGTCGAGAATAGCAAAAGGCTTGGAGTGCTCTTCGGGAGATGTGCGGTCTACTTCGGGGATAAACACCAATGAGTAGGTTGGCTTGAAATCGGCAAGAACCTCTGCAAAACGTCGGTGATTCTCATTGATGAATTGCCCGTGGTTGGAGTTCCATACCTGCGGGTCATTGGTGAGGGCCGTAGTCATAGAAATATCGCTCATAGTAAGAGTTTACCCTTTCAGACATGAGAATGGGGTCAGCCGTTACCGACTGACCCCACCCCCTAAGGCTTACGCCTCGGTGATGTCCTGGATGACACCGTTCGAGTTACGACGGTCACAGCCAAGCTCGTGGTACTCAACGAGTCGGCAGTAGTAAGCGTCGTAGTCTCCGTTAGCATCACGAACCTGCTTCCACATCGAACCGTCACGGTCAAGCCAGTGCCAGTCCTCATCGCGGTAGTAGGTCATGGTGTCTTCGTTGATGAAGTACTGCGTTCCCAAAGGAGCGTCGACATCCGCGATAACAGGGATTTCTCCACGGTCAGTCGTGAACGCGAGTCCTGAGAACCCACCAGTGAAGTCCTGCGTGTTTACCGTCTGGCGGTACTGCGACAGGAGGTTGAAGTAGGCGCGGCGAACACCGAGCGACTGAAGGATGAGAGTAGTTGAGCCACCGCGTGTGCGGATACGGTCAACCATCTTTATCATCAGCGACTCGGAGAGAGCGCGTCCAGTTCCGCTGTTCGAGTCAACTTCGGAAGTCCACTCAGGTTCCGTCGAGGGGTCGACGTTGTAGAGCGTTCCCGTGTTTGAAACGATTGCGGCGAGACCCGTGAGTTCACGGTTTCCACCAGCAGCGGGGCCAGAGCCCGTGCGAACGAGAATCTGAGCTGCGGTGACGTTGAACGCTGCACCCGAGAGGGTAACAGTGTTTGCGCCAGAGGCAAGCGAGACTGCCGTAACGGTACGAGCCGAGATTGCAACTGTCGAGGGCAACGTAATAACGTCGACGACAGCACCAATCTGGAACAAACGAGCATCGGTGACGGGAACGATGTTTACGGTAGTCGAGGTGGTCTTGACCACGCCGATAGCTCCGTTGCCCGAACCATAAACCTGACGGTTCATGTCCTTCTTGACATCGTTCTTGAGGCCCTCAACTTCGTTGTCCAGTGCGCGGGCGAAAGCCTTTGCATCGGTTGACGAGAGCGAGATTGCCTGTCCAGTGAGCTGGACTCCACCGTAGCCATACTTCAGCCCAACACGAGCTGCTGCGTGACCCTGCTGACCAGGAGTCGGGAGAGCCTCAGATTCGAGGCGCGAACCGATACCTGCGTTGCGCTTGGTGTGGATGGGGAAAGTAACATACTTTCCGCCAGTTTCGTTGGTGACACCTGAGCCACTTCGCGTGATGCGCTTGAGTGCGACAATTTCGTCGTTCAACTGCTCACGGATGCGTCCCTGGTACACCTCCTTCATGTACGACTCAATGGTCGAGAGGTTGGTTGGCACTAGGCCACCTTCTTTCTTGGTTTAGTGGTGATTAGACACCCTGTTGTAGAGAAGCTGCAATCAACGATTGCACATCTCCACGCGACATCTTCCCAAGGGGAGTTCCCTGCCCGTTTCCAGTGGGAACACCACCAGAAGTCGGAAGAAGTCGAGGGGCCGCATCACCAGGTCGCGGCACGGCGCGAATACGGTTGACGGTCTTTTCGATGTACTCCTGGGCAATTTGTTCAAGACTACGGTTGTCGCCATTCGACAAGTCAAATGCTGCTCGCATTAGAACTTCTTGAACGTCGTCTTCCGAAAAGTCAGGAAACTTTTGCTGGAGTTGCCCGATTTCCTGTTCAAGAGCTTTGTCCGCTTCCTGTGCGACACGAGTATTCTCTTGCTCTTCCAGGAAAAGACGCATCTGTTCCTGTTGCTGCGCAAGTTCGTCGTAACGCGGGTCACGGAGCTCCTGACCATCTTCCTCAACATCATCGAGGGCATCTTCCATCTCTTTTTTAGATTCAGGAAGTCGTCCGTTTTGCTGCAAGAAATTGCCTAAAGCTTCGTAAATAGCCTCGGGGTTAGCGTCAATCTGCTGAGCAATCTGAGCATACTGTCGCAACTGGTCTGCATCACCCAACTCGGAGTAGTTCTTGAGTTGGCTGTTGAGAGTAGAGATACGGGTTTCCGCACTCTTGTCCCAGCCCTTGAGGTCATCTTCAATAGCTTTGAAGCTGATGGGGTCGAGCTTTGTACGAAGAGACTCCCACGCAGGGTTCCCTCCAGCTCCACTATCTGTGGCGGAGGTCCCGCCGTCTACAGGCCCTGAATCCGTTGTAGGAATCTCTGCCGAGATATCCACTGAATCTGTACCAGTAAGGTCGTCCACTTGTACTCCTAACGCCGTACCTCTTGCGAGGCCCTAGCTGTTGTAATTGTAACTGATTTTCATGTGAAATGTTATTCACACGCAAAATTAGTCTAACAGTGTTAGGCCGTTACGTCGGGAACTGCGCCATTAGCGGACATTTGAGCGCCCGCGCCCATGTCAGGAGGTCCTGCTACCTCGACACTCATGTCCTGCTGGGTGGGGTCTTCAGGCAAACCCTGGCTTCCATCTGAAGGAATCATGTCAAGGAACCCCATGAGGGCGGCTTGTTGTTTGTACTGTTCGTGAGTAGAGACGTGAAGTTCAAATTGTTCTTTGATTTCCTTGGGCAGAAGTTCATATTCCTGAGACATACGGAAACGGTTGTGCGTCTCGATGTGAACATCGTGCATATCAAAGTCATCGACAGTGACAATAAGCGGAGCAGGAACATTAGCAATTTCTTGCTGAACTTGAGGGTCCTCAATAATGGCAGGGTCAAGTTGTTCGAGAATCTGCTGAATCTGCATCTGTCGTGCTTGCTCAACTTCTTGGGGCTGGAGCATCTTCATCTTGATGTTCTCACGCTGAGCCTTACGCTCTGCCGTGTTGAGAGTGTCCATAACCTTCTGAGTTCCGCCCATTTCGAGCAGAGTCTTTGCTTGGTTTTGGTCAATGATTCCAACAGCAAACATATCCATGACACGGGCTTCTTGAGCTGCCTTTGACTTGGCAATGCTGGAGCCAGGCTCAACACGAATGTCAGTACCGTTAGTGATATCAGCACCCTGAAGCATCATGGTGTCAAATGCACCGTCAGCACCAATCGTGCGAATCTTTCGAGGCATGTCTACATACTGCTGGAATAGACCAATAGTCTGGGCAGCAATTCTTTCGTAGCCAAGCTCAATGCTTTGGTACTGAGGGGTCAGGTACTGGTTACTTGCTTCTTGCAAGTAATTGATAGCTGTACCCGAGGTAACACCAGGAGGTGTGCTACCTCGGGACACTTCACGCTCACCTGAAATGTCAACCCAGTCGTTCAGGATGCGGTCTTGCTGGTCGAGGTAGTACTGGGGCAGCGGGTTCATCGGAAGTGGCTGAGGCGGTGCCATACCAGGCTTGTACTGAATTACCAGACCAGGTTCGTTTGTAATCTTGGACGGGACAATGGAGCCGACAGGTGCAATAAGTTGCGGCTTTGCCATGCGTCGACCAGCTTCGGAGATTTCCGAACGGAGCTGGTTGTAGTCACGCTGAAGTTCTACAAGGTCAACGATGGGTGAGTCTGCGTAGAACGTGCTGGTGGGGACGTGCTCAAACTTGGTGAAGGGGTACTGCTTGTGGTTGTAGGGAAGTCCGTCACGGTACACGTTGATGAGGATGTTGTCAACACTGATGATGACACCGCCCTGTGGTAGCAACTTGGTAGCACCAGGTTTTACCCACGTTTCGTACACAATTACGGAGTCAGGCGAGCGTCCCGCACCGAGGTTGAGGTATGCCTCATCAATGATTTGGTTAGCACTGGAGACAGAGGGCTGAAGAGTCTTGCCCTTGAGCTCGTTAGCAAAGTAGTGGTAGCACCATTCGACAGGCTTAGTGTAAGCGTTGATAACGAATGGCTGGTCTTCCATGTCCTGTTCGCGGATGTCGGGAACAAAAAGGTGAAAAGGAGTGATGTTACCAAACTTCAAGTCTCCAGGCTGGCCTGACACAGGGTCAATGCACTGCTGGTCCCAATGAGTCTTGATGAATCCGTTACCCGTCATCACCATCCACCACATTGCGCGACCAAATTGTGCGCGTAGCTTCTTGCCCTCGCTGATAGAAGTCCAAGCCTGTTCAGCAGCGTAAGCTGCTCGCTGGTCTTGGTCCTCAGACGAAGCAGGAACGGCACGAGCCGAAGGAGTCTGTGACAGAAGCTTCGACAGTTCCCAACGCGAATAGGAACGAATACGGTTTACCGTCTTGCGCTGGTGGTAGTAAGGCTTCTTAGGAACAAACATCTTGTCGCGGAACTCATTGGGGAACGCGCTCTTAGTCTGTTCCGACCACTGCTGACCATAGAACATAGACATGTTCTGGTACCACTGAATCTGCTTCTGGCTACGGTTCTGCTTAGCCTTGCCCCACTGCTCCTGAACCCAGGCTACAAGTTGAGCTGCTTCCTTGCTATCGCGGAACTGTTCAAGATTGATTCCGCTGTCAGGAAGCTCAGTTACCGTAGAGTTCGGGGTCGATTCCAGTGAGCTCTGTGAGTAGGGCTCTTTGTTCTTCGGCATTTACTTCCCCTTCAGAGGCAAGATTAGGGTTACGGTCAAGGATTCTCTGGGCTTCGCCCTCATCGGAAGGGTCATAGTCCTGGTATCCATCATAACCTGTAGGAAGATTCATCGCCTGTATTTGCTGAAACGCGAGGGGGTCGCTTGCGGCTACCAGTGCTTGCGACTTTTCGTTCAGTGACACCAGCATCCTCAGTTCCTTCGAGTGACTGTCCTGAAGGTCTTGCATTGTCTTCCTCTTCAACAACTCCTGTAACACCAAAAGTGTCCAAGACGCTAGGACCAACACGGTCAGCAAGACGAGTAAGTAAATCTCCATAGTTCTCCTTGAGTGCTTCGGAGTAGCCTTTGTTGAACCACTCTTGTTCTTTCAGCTCGGCGGAGGCGGACTTGCCTTCGTCGAGAATACCTGCGACACGCGCCATTTCACGCAGAATTTCTACTGAAATGTAGATACGTCCACGTTCGATAAACATGCGACCAACATCAACACCTGTGTCGATGAAAGGCCCTTCTGAGTTCTTGCTAATCCAGCAATGCCCAGGACTGAGTATCGGAGTATCCGTTACGCTGAAGCGACTTGTCATTTTTCCTCCTAGTAGTAGTCACCGTAGGAACTGACTGTAACCCAATCTGTATCTTGGTTTTCCACAAAGGTGACTTCGGGGTCGTTCTGCATCCGCAAAAGCAACTCTTCATATCTTAGCGTAGTCGGAGGTTCTTTGAGTATTTCAATGTTGATAGGTGTTAGGTCAGGGCGTGTCGTAGCAAAGTACCGCGCAGAGTCAAAAGCGTGGTCATCCTTCTTGTGGACGACTTCCTGCTTGTTCATCTCATACGCAGTCTTGTCTGAGCTGTAAGTTCCCCAGCGAAGTTTCTTCATTTCGCGTAGAAAATTGGCGCAGTTTCGTGAGATAACCCATTTGGGTCGTTCTTTGCCCCAGTGACTATCGTTGCGGAATCGGAAATAACCCTGCATCTTCTCAATACCGACCATGACATCGTGGGGGATTCCTTCAACATTGATGTATACCCCATTGAGTGCGTACTCCTGCAGGATGCTAGTGCCTGTAATTCCGCTACGCTGACGCATTGCAGGGTCGCCCATACGTTCTACATTTTCAGGGTCTTTACCCCAAGACAATTCACGCTGGCGAACAGTAGCAGCATGCTCCGACACAATCATGTTTGTCTGGTAATGCTCGGCAAAGGTCACAATATCGCCCTGCGGAGATACCGCATGCCATAGCCACGCAGTCGGGTTGTTCAGTCCGTGGTCTACTGACGCATAGATAGCCCAATGCTTAGGCACATCGGCAGGACTAAAGTCCACAACATGTCGTTCAAAATCAGTGTTGAAACTAGGAAATACCAAACCCGAGCGAGCAACGAACGAACCTTTTTCACGAATTTCCCGTTCCTGCTTGTCCATACCCAGCATATAGAAGTTCATATCATCCATGTCTGCCTGGATGTAAGGGTTTTGTTCAGCCGACAGGGTAAATGTGTCAATATCTAGCTCAGGGTCGTTAGTGGCGGGTTCCCACAGTAGGTCGAATGTCCAGCCCATACCCTTTGTCGGGGTTGCTGCAATGACCCAGAATCCGTTGTAGTCAATGAGACGCATCATAGATTCGTTGAAAATGTGCTGCGGGGGCTCCTCATCAAAGAAAATGCCGTGTCGGGGGACTCCACCAAGCTTCATCATGTCCATTCCCCAGGTCACAAAGTCAATCGTGGAGCCGTTGGCGAAGGTCAGGATGTAGTTTGAGCTGTCCCAGCTCCTATCCCAGCTACCTTCTTTGAGGTAGGACTTGGGAATCCATCGTTGCATCTTGGGCAAAATGATTTGTTCAATGCCTTTAGCCACGTCTACAACGACAAAGCGGAGGCTGACAGGCCCGTTACCCCATTCTTCGGGGCGTTTTAGGTACGGATGGCTGTTGGTTGCCCACCAAATAGACTCAACAACCTCAGCATCGGTCTTTCCGCCTCGGTTTCCACCAGAAACAAACCTTCCACGAGCAGCTGATTTATGGAATCGTAGTTGCTCGGGGTAGTCTTTCTCACCATAGTTGAGAATGTTTGGCTTGTGGATACTCTGGTCAAGCTCGTATAGAGCAATCTGGAGTAGTTCCTCAGCCGAAGGCTGTCTTTTAGTAGCCATGCTACTAACTTACCTTAGCCCAGTGCCTTCCAGGTCATAGGTCCGACAATGCCGTCTGCAGCAAGGCCGTGAGCTTTCTGGAACTTTTTGACTGCTGCTGCAGTTCCTTTGCCAAAAATACCATCGGCAGTAATCTTGAGTTTCTGCTGTAGTTCTTTGACAGCGGCTCCGTTAGACCCTACTTTGAGCGTAGGGTGTCCAGCGGGCTGCTTAGCGGGGGCTTTTCCGCCACGAATAAAGGCTTCAAAATCGAAGTTGCCCTTGCGGGAAACATGCTTACCGCCAATTCGGGCTGCAAAGTGGAGGTGTGCGCCGTATCCGCGCTCGGAGCCTTTGCCAGAACCGCCCGACAAGCCCAAAACTTCGCCTTGCTTGACCTGTGCGCCTTTTGCCACATTGACCTTGGAAAGGTGCAAGTAGTCAAAGTTGTATCCATCAGCGCAGTTGAGCCATACCATGCGCCCACCAGCACCAGCAATCGAGGTAGTTACGCCTACGACAGTGCCGTCAGCAACTGCTACAACAGGAGTTCCTGCTTTTACGGCGTAGTCGGTTCCAGGATTGACTGAGCCACGAGCAACATGGTCGTGAAAGTCGTCTGAAATGGGCTTTGCCTTGGTGGGGCGAATGAAAGCCATTACTTCTTGTTCTCTTTCGAGCGAACGGTCTCAATGGCAGAGTTGATGGTTGCATCAAAGTCTTCGTCGGAGACCTGACCCTTGCCAGCAAAGATAAATGAGGTTGCGGCGATTACACCGATTACCCCCATGAGGGCACCAAAAGCGCCACTTTGAACAAGGTCAAGGCCAATTACTGAGCCAGCACCAAGACCTGTAAGCCCTGCACCAAGGGCAAAAGCGGCAACGCGAAGGAGGCGCTTGAGGATAAATTTGAAGTTCATGCTAGAAGTTTAGCATGGCTAATTTATTTTTGACGAAGACTACTCGGCAGTTTTCCAGTTTAGGTATTCTTGGTACATTCGGTTTTGTTCGTTGACGGGTATCCACCAAATTTCACCGTCTTCTGTGGTGTGTTTGATTATGGTTGAACCGTCTTCGTCTGTGACTTCTTCATACATTTTATCTCCTAAAGTTCCGCATCAAGCGCAATGTTTCCAACGCCTATTGAGTAAAGATACAAACCAGTACCAGCAGCTAGACCAGTTGTTGTGGCAAGAATAATCATGGCTTTTCTATTTATGCCACCACTAGTCACTGCGGTAGATGAGAAAACTGGGTCAGTTCCACTTCTTGAAATTCCAAATGTAGAAGCACCGCCCGATGCAGTAAAAGATGGCGCAACTCTTTTTTCGGCATAGTTGAGAATAAACCTTCCGATGGTAGTTGCGTTTGCGTAACCAGAAACAATAACACCATCAGGGTAAGTTTCGTAATACCGTTGACAGGCGGCAAATTCTCCTTGAATACTTGCCGCGTTCCGACGGAACGGGGTAGCAATACCCCCAAGTTCTAACTGTGCGCCAGTATAAAGAGTTGTTGTTGAGGTGGTTGTGACGTTACGGTATATTCTAAAACGGTAACCGCGTGTAGCCAATGCGTTAGTGGTAAAACTTGCGGTATAACGTGTCCATGTTCCTACTGTCATTGAAGCACCAAAAACTCCAGAATTATCTGAAATTGGTGTAGTCCAGTTGTCTACTGTTGTCGGATACGAACTTTGCCACGAAAGACCACCAGTACCCACAGTTGACTTTGCCCATATTGAAATAGTCACTTCTTTACCCGCAAACTGAAT